CAGTTCGGTGCCAAGTACATAGCGGGTGGTGGCGCGGCGGGTCTAGGCGGTTCCAGTGGCTCGGCTACTGGCGGAACCGGTTCATCTACAGCTTACCCTGCCGGTGCGACTAACAATAACGGCGGCACAGGTGCGGCCTCGTCTGCCGCTGGTACGGCGGCGTCTGCTGGTACGTCAACCGGTCTAGGCGGCGGCGGCGGTGGAGCGGGCGGCGGCCTCACGGCGGCTAACGCCACGTCTTCCGGTAGTGCTGGTGGTGGTGGTGGTACGGTGGCTGGTAGCCCGCTAGGTACGTCGAATCAGGCGACTGCTGGTACGGCTGGTACGGCTGGGAACCCCGGTGGCGCCGGCGGTACTCGTACAGCGTATCTAGGCGGTGCTGGTGGCGGCGGCGGCGGTTCCAGCACCGCGGGTGCTGGTGGGGCGGGTGGCGCCGGTGGCGCTTACGGCGCAGGTGGTGGAGGTGGAGGGGCTAGCACAGACTCGGTAGGCGATTCCGGCGCAGGCGGTGCCGGTGCCAATGGCATCGTTGTGATTATAACAGAGTTCTAGCGCCACTGGCGCCGAACAGAAAAGAGTTTGCTATGACTTTCGCTGAATTGACTACGCGGCACATCCTCTACTTTCCTAAGTCTACTGAGGTAGCTACGCTTGGAGCCGACCCGGTGTACGGTGTCATCACCAAAGAACTTGACCCCACCATGAACCGCTTTGAGTTGGCGCTTGGCCCGTTACCGCAATCGGCCTCCGCCACCTTTGTCTACGTGGATTGGGCCGACTACGACCCGACCCGTAATCCCGGCTATTGGGATTACGACCCTGAATACATGGGGTTAGGTTCTTATTTCAGGTCTAAGTGATTAGAACGGATAAAGTCCGATGGGTTTAAAGCCTGTAAAATTACCCCACTTGATGAAGCAATTCAAGACGGGGACGAACGTATCTCTGACGGGTGGGGTTGCAGAACTCCCACCCGTTCCTTCTACCGCAGACGTTCCGGCGCTGAGTTCCACGGCGGCGGTAGTCAACAACCCGACCGTATTGCCCGTAGTGGACATCAAGGAGGCGTCAACCTACAAGGCGGTGGCTACCTTGCTGGCGACCAACGCCTACACAGACGTTGCGATTGTGTGGAACGATGGGCCGTTCCCCGACACGAATTACAAATACTCCAAGTGTATAGCTACCATATCGGATACCAGTCTACTGGCGGTGAACCGGCTGGTTATCACAGAAGTAACAGGAACCAAGACAGCGGCAGGCGTTACCCTGCGTGTGACCAACACCGGCACCGGCTTGCTAGCCATATTCAACTTCGTCCTTCACGCTACCGCCATGAGGGAAACTGCCCCCTAGCCAGCGCCAGTGGCGCCAAGACAGTCTCATACCTTTAGAGGAGAATTTCATGTTCGGTTTATTCAACAAGGCCGTGGAAGACCCGGCAAACATCAACGGAAAGGTTCCGTTTCAGTTACCGTCGATGGAGAAGGTAGGCGGTGCCGGTGTAGTCACCGTACTTATACCGCTGGTCATGTTCTTTTGGGGTGAGTTTAAAGAGAACGCCGCGAGGGGGCAGGACTACCGCGAACAGCAAGCTATCCGGTGGGCGCTACTGGATACTACTGTACGTGAACTGCGGTTGTCCATATTGCAAGACAGGATGGAGACGCTACGTAACCGTAAGATTACGTACATAGCCGACAAGACTCTGCCCGAAGCTGAGAAGAAGGTGCGCATCAACGCGACCGACGAGGAAATTAACGACTTAAAAGAAGATATACGTAACGCGCAAGACCGTGGGCTAGCGCCAGTGGCGCCCCCTATACACGCAGAAGACAGGCATTAATGATATAATAAGGTGTGCCAAACAACATCGAACCCGCAAAGACCGCCGATTACCGTGGAACGTATGAGGCGGTTAATGCTTATATGCTGGAACACCACATGAGCCTGAAAGAAGCCGCAGACCAAGCGGTGTACGACGACGAACGCAACCACGGCATGACCGTTGCCTCCAACACAAACACATCCAACACGATACAGCGCAGGTTTAGCGACGGCGCCATGGGGATAGTGGAGCGAAACCGCGAAGCCTTCCTCAAAATCGGGCTAGGCGAGACCGAACCGCACGAAACCATCGTCTCTGCCATGCGACAGGCGACCGTAACGCGGCCTAAGACGGTATGGCTAGAGGAAGAGGTGGAAGTTACCAACAAATTCGGACAGGTAACGTCAACCAAGATTGTCAGAAAGCCTGTAACCGTATACGAAGAGGTGGTAGACCACGACAAGCGGGCTAAACATGCTCTAACCGTACTACAGCTACGCGGCGAAGACCCGAAACAGATGGTACGCATCCATGTTGACAGCAGAGGAACCAGTATCGTGGTGGGCGACGTGTACCAGTTGATTGCAGAGAGGGGCGAAAACCTGCAAGCGACCGACGAAGAGATACTGGAAAGCTACAACAGAGCCAAGAAGGAAGAACTGGAAGGCAAGTACAAGCAACCAGACTTCATCGAAGCCAACTTTGAAGTGGTGGGATAAACATGGACGACAAGAGTTCGACATCGGAACAATGGGTAGCCATCCAAAACGGCGGACTAGCCGAACCTAGCGGAGACATCACAATCTGCGAAAACGTCACAGTCGAAGAGTTGGACTTGACGGCTTTAGACGAACCGTTGAGCGTGGAGAACAGGACAACCAAAGGTCTGAGCGGGGTTTGGGAAGATGGTAGACCACCGCGTTCTGGTACGTCTGACGACATAGAGAAGGCTATCAATGCGATGGTGAAAGAACTTATCCGGTTAGACGAAGAGTTAAACGTGTTGACGGGTAAGCGTGTGGGGATTCAGACCAGCGACTCCTCCGTCATCATGGTGGACGCTATTGCTAACATCTGGTATAGGGCTGAGGTATAGCGCCACTGGCGCCTAATTGATGCAACCGTACTACACGCCAAAACCTATAGACCGCCTCCGCATACTAGCGGAGGCTAACTCTTCCAGAGACGCACAGCTAAACTTCGTGGCGCGTTGCAAGGATTACGACGGTACGCCCAACACCGGCCCCGTCTACTTCATCAACAACTGCGTGGACACGATGAACCCGCAATTGCCGCCATCTCAACGCGAGCAGATGATGCTACTTACCTTGCGGCAGGTGGAGTGCGTACACCACATACACAACTCCATTAAGGGGAAGTATGACAGTGTGGAACTAAAAAGTCGTAAGGTTGGCGGGTCGTGGTTGTACATGGCGTATCTGGCGTGGGGTTGGTTGTTTGAGGAACACTTTACCGCTGTGCTAGGTTCCTACGTTGAGAACATGGTGGAGGCCAAGGGTGGTACCGATACAGCCTCCAACATGAACGCCCTACTACCCAAGTGGGACTACATCATACGCAGGCTACCCGTCTTTATGCAGGTGGCGGGATACGAGGCCAAGGCTCCGCACAAGGTAGACTTCATCCGACTGCACCCGCACAACGGTTCGGCTATCACTGGCGAGGCTATCACGCCCAACTTTGGTGCTGGTGCCCGTGGTGGTATAGCTATCCTTGACGAGTTGAGTCGTGCCGCTAACCAGAACGCGGGGTGGACTTCATGCGGTCAGACGGTTGTTAGCCGCCACGCTATCGGAACGCCACAGGGCAAGGACTTGTTTTGGGGTTTGGCTTTTCCCGAAGACTACGCGCTACTACACGGTCTAAAGAACGTCGAACACCCCGAAGTATTCAGATTGCTCTGGAAAGATATGGACATCAACACAGGTGGTAACGGCCCCATGAACGAGTATTGGGTGCTACCGTACCACGTTGAGAGAGGGCAGGATTGGAAAGGTGCGAAAGACTTCGATGCGTTCCTCGCTAGGGTTAAGGGCGACGTTATGCTCAAAGCGAACGGATACTCCCCCTTGGACGATGACCTCCCGGCGGGCATGGGATACGAAAACGAGAATGGCGAAATACCGCAGTACCGCGATAGAAAGCCTCACGACTCGTTACCAGCGGGCGCTGAGTGTGTTATTTACCCCAACTACGAAAGAGAAAGACTGAAGTACAAAGATGAAGACGCAGACAGAGAACTTGACATCTCCTTTGAGTCCAAACGAAAAGGCCGCGTCTACAGTATTCAGTTCTCAAAAACGCCAAGACGCCGTATTCTGGAACGTGACGCTAGGTTTCCTCTGTACGCCTCCTGCGACCCCGGAAGAGGTAAAGGCAACGCTTTTGCTGTCCTATGGACTCAGTTCAACTATGACACGGGTAAATACGAGTGGTTACGAGAATACATTAGGGAAGGTTATACAGCGCGCCATTTCCGCGCGCTACTTTCAGGTACTCTGTCCGACTACGCCATAGCCGAGGCGGAGGATGATGTAGACGCCGAGTTCCAAGAACTGTTCGACGAAATGCAAGAGCGCCAGTGGCGCCCCGACCTAGTGACCGGCGACCCTAACGCTATGATTGTCAAGACGGCGACCAGTAAGTTTGGGGTACGTGAGATATTCAGGGAGTCGGGGTTGACCGTCACGCTACGCAACGTTTTCAACGAGTTCGACAAGCGTATAGAGGCGGCGCGTAATATGCTAGGCTATTGCGAGATTTGCCCCAAGGGTTGCCCCAAGCTAATCACCGCGATACAGGAGACGGCGTACCGTGAACACAAACCGGGTTCACAACAGATGACAGAGGAGAAGGGCTACGTACATGACCCGAAACATTCGCACCCGATGGCGGCGTTTGAGTACCTGTCGCAACTCAACCCGAACAGGCTTGACATTAAGGCCGCGTCCAACCTTCTATCAGCGCGGGGAGAAAGCCCCATGGTTCAAGCGTATCAAGCGCCTGTTCCGAAAAGTGTGCTAGACGAACTGTACGACAACAGAGGCGGCGGAGACAACAGGAGGCGGATAAGTGGGTATTAGTATGATGCCGACAGCGGCTAACGGTATGGGCGCCCCGATGGTGGATGACGCCACCGTGAAACAGCTACGTGAACTATTCACGCAAGACCCGGTTATCCCGCACGGTGAAGACTACCAGTTAGCGCCAGTGGCGCCGACAGCAGAGTACTTCCGCGAAGACCCCATTATGCCGGGCGTGGGAGACAGGACGCTAGAGTACTTCGGCATGAAGGTACGCGACCGTATACAAGCCGCAATCCTTGCCCGCTCTGAGTTTGACGACGCCATCGCTAGCTACACCGACATCTACGAAGCGGTACGCCCTACAGGCGGCGGGCCTTGGGAGGGAAGCTGTTCTCTCACCACGCCCGACACAGCGGTACAGGTGGACACGGTTGTAGCCCGCTTCGACGAATCGTTGTTTGGGCAGAAGCCTTTTCTGAAAGTTACGGCCCGCCACGCCGAAGACGCAGACACTACCTCTAAATGGGTAGACTACGCCTCAGACGAGTTCGGCCCCGCTGGTTTAAACCTACCGTTCAAGATGCACGGGTGGCTAACCGACGAAGAGATAGACGGCACTAAAATTCTGCACACCTACTGGAAGCGGGAGGTTCGTAAGAAGAAACGGCGCGTCGTAATCAATGAGCGATTCCTAACCGCCAAGGGTATCAAGCTACCACCAGAAAACAACCGCAACGTTCGTATCAACGGTAAGTCGTACAAGCTAGGACAGACCGCTATCATCGAAGAGGAAGAGGTTGTACAGAACCGGTTCATGGCGGAGGGTATCAACGTAGGCGACACCTTCATGTTCCCGGCAGACTCTACCAGTATAGACACGGCGGCGTTGTTCGGTCACAGCAACGACTACTCCCTAGCCGAAGTCATGCGTATGGGAGAGCAAGGTCTGTTCGACAAGGGACAGTGCAAGAAGCTACGCGATAGCGCCAGTGGCGCCTTACCCTCACGACTGCAAGAGGAAGACACGTCGAAGAACCCGGAGAAGTTTGGCGTACAACCCTTTAAGGGCGATGCAGAATGGAAGATGTGCAAGATAGACACAGGCTACACCAACCTGTTCGACATCATCACAAACGGGTGGGACTTCCCCGACGAAGACTTGAAGAAGCTGACAGGTAGGGGCGACATCTGCTTCGTGATGGATAGAGAGACGGGCATCGTTCTCTCCCTCAAAGAGAACCCTTACCATAACGGTAAGCGCCCGTACAAAGAACTGGTAGCTACCCGTCGTATACGTGGGCAGTTCTATGGCTACTCTCTGGTGGGTAAGCTATTCGATTCGCAGGCAGAGGTGGACGCTGTTACCCGTATGACCATAGACGGCGCCGCGCTAGCCAACACCAAGTTCGTAGAGTTTGAGAAGGCTAACCGAAGTGGGTGGTTCGACAAGTCCTTCAAGCCGGGTATGAACAAGATTGACACGGAGAAGGATGGTGTCATTAAGAACGTCACCGAGTTCCGTTTCGACTCTCCGGTAAACTTCTCGGTTCGTGACAGTTGCCGTGCTATGATGCAGTCTATATCCGGCGCATCCGATACGTTGCAGGGTACTACCAGTTCGGAGCGCAGACCGCTAGGAGAAACCAACCTCGCCGCGCTGTCTGCCAACATACGCCACAAGATGAAGGTTATGTCTATCATGGACACCCTGACGTGGCTTTACAATCAGTTCTTCGACTACACGCGGCAGTTCATGGAAGACGAGGAGACGTACCGCGTTATCCGCGATGGGCGAGAGGTGACGGATACCATCACGCTAGCCGACCTATCCATAGACTGCGACGTGGAAGCGTACAGCGCCGCGCTAGACCCCGACGAATCGCTAAAGCTACAGAAAGCAGAACTGGTATTCAAGACGCTAATCAACGCACCGTTCGTACAGGCAGACCCGGTACGTATGCGATACGCGATTGAGAATTACTTGAAGGTGCTAGACCCTGAGATGGACATAGACAAGTTCCTCGGCCCCGCGTCAGAAGCGCAGGCCGCACTAGACCAGTCAGAGGGTGTGATACCGCCGGGCCAACCGGGAGAAGAAGGCGCAATCGCGCAGGGCGGGACAGGTCAAGCGCCAGTGGCGCCACCGATGGGAGGAATGTAAATGAATTTTGGAGAAGCGTTGAGACTGTTGAAAGTAGGAGGTTTGGTTAGACGTACAGGGTGGAACGGTAAAGGTATGTGGTTAGCTTTGACCCCCGGCTCTACCATCACGTCCGAGCAGGCTAGGTCGGGCGCCGTTAAAGCGCAGGTGGAACAAGAAAAAGTCACCACTGTTACTATACTACCCCACATAGATATGCGTACCGCCGATGGGGGTATTTGTATAGGGTGGCTGGCGTCTCAGACCGATATGCTAGCCGAAGACTGGGAGGAACTGTGACACAGGAAGAGAGGGCGGAACGGGAGAAGTACAACCTACTAGCGGAATGGCTACACACCTCCTACTATTGGGAGTTCTTAAAAGACGAACTAGAGCAGAAGAGGCGGCGTAAGCTAGAGTCGCTGGTGAACTGCAAGACGTGGGATGAAGTGCGTGAGGCTCAGGGTTACATCAAAGGTCTGAGCGAATTGTTAAAGTACGGTGAGCCGGTTGTCATAGAACGCGATTAGCGACACCCTTGACAACGGCGGAAAGTTATGGTATAATGAATCTAACACCACGCGAGAGTGACATGGAAGACTTCCCTGACGAGGTAGAAGAACCCATTCAGCCCCCGCAAGACCAGCGTGAAGTCAAGCCGGTAGTACCAGCGCCACTGGCGCCTACCCCGGAACCCACCGACGTAAACGCTATCATAGAGCGGTACAAGAACGACCCGGCGGAGATGGCGAAAGCTCTCATAGAACGCCAGAAGTTCATCGACCGCCAAGCCGCCGAGATAGGTCAACTTAGGAAGACCCCGGCGCCCAAGATTGAAGAGACGCCCACAGCGACTCCACAAGGAGACAAAGAGTTTTGGGAAGTCGAAAACCCTTGGGAACAACCAGCAGAGCCAACGCCCGACCCGGCGACCCCCGCGCCTGTTGAAACACCTGACACCGCAGACGATACGGCACCAGAGCCAGTCGTCCTAATCCCGCAGGATAAGCTATACGGCCCTGATACGGAGGTGGACGAAGACACCGGTTGGTTTGTGGAAACCGACGCAGAGGGTAACCGCCTGCTAGTCGAACCCCACGACGCGCTAGGCATCTCCTACTGGCCCGAATCGCGGTTTGCGGCTATCCAGCGAGAACTCTTAGACAAGCACGACGGTAACGCTATCGCGGCGACCGTTGAGTACAACGCCATCCTCGCCAACTATAACGAGGAGCGTAACGGCAAGCTAAGAGAGGCCGCGCAGAGGGTATCGAAAAGCCACGACTACTACGGCAAAGCGGTGCTACCCGAAGTAGAGACGGTGCTGGCAAGAGAGGGACTGACGGCAGAGGAGTCTAAGGCGCTGTCGGCGTTTTACGCTAACGCGGCGCGGTACTACCTGGACGAGGGTTTGAAGAACGGGGTGATAACCGGCCCCGCTGTGTACGACAAGGATTTGCTAGCGAAGGGTATCCGTATTCTGGTGCAGAACCGGGTATACGCTGGCGGTATAGCGGAGGACTTGAAGCAGGCTATGCCTAACGCCCCCGTTGTACGGCAACCGGTCAAACAACAACCGTATGCAACAGCACCGGTAGCCAGTCGCAGTAGCGCCACTGGCGCCAAGCCCGTATCGTCATCACCAGCGCCGTGGTTCGGCGGCACCGCAGAAGAGTTTGAAAGCCTCGGCGGGGAAAGCAAGGAGTGGGATTAAATGTCAATTGCAGTCGTAAGCGCCCCGCGTTCGGGGAGTAACTACCATAAGAACCTCAAAGAGATTCTGGATATTGTCAAGTCGGATAACAAGATGGGGGATTACGATGAAGACCCCACCGTTACCTTCAACCCGCATCCTACCGAGTGGGTTATAGTGTGGGCTAGGCCGAACAACGTAGAGCGCAAGAGGTTGAAGTACGGCGCTGAGGTGGTGACTACTGATGATGCAGTCAAAATCTACAAGATGGACAAAGACTTCATCAAAGGTAATCACTGCATGAAGCTAGGCTGTATTATGATGCGTTACTCTTACAAGAACTGGCTACGTCGTCAGGTGCAACCCGCTCTCATGGCGGCGCAATACGAAGACCCGGAGATTAAGCGGGCTATGCGTGTAGCCAAGCGGTCTACGACAGACGGCCCGCTACTCGCCTTCTCAGACGACCAGACACCCGGCGCTGGCGCCAAGTACAACCCGAAGGCTTCGCCGGAAGAACGTCAAGCGGCAGTCGAATCAGAGAAAGAATTACAACGTCGGTACGAGGAACGGAAAGCCAACATCAAAGGTACGGACATCTATTCGCTGTCCAAGCTAGGCGGCTTACCTATTCCGGGTATCACGCCCACCAGCGCCACTGGCGCCACAGAACAAGTAAAGGTATAAGAACATGGCACTAACAGGCGGTCAGTTTATCTTCAAGACCAGCGAGGGGACTACGCCTAACTCCCTGCGCTACCCGGTCGATGCTACCAACACCCCCGCAGAAGGCGACCTCTGCCAGATTGTATCGGCGGAGATGGAGTACATCCCGTCTACCACAACTCAGCTAACGCTAGCGGCCTTCTGTGTCGGTGGTATCAACGAGGATAGCGTAATCTTTGTACCCGGCTTCACCGCAGGTACAACCACACGTCGCTCTACGTACCTCGTCGGCGGTAGGTCTAGCCGGTTCGCGGCGTCCACTGCGCCCATGAACGTATTCGTACCCATCACGTCTGCGCTACAGTGGGTTATGAGCCGCAAGACCAACGCCGCCGTTACCATTAACGAACTGTACGGCGTTGACCGCAATACGGGCGGTGGTCACATTCTGGACAACACTGATACCACGTCGGACGTTGTGCAGTTGCTATCCTACTACCAACCGGACATCGATGCGGGTATGGCTCTGTCGGGCGGCACACTGTTCCCCCGTGTTTGGGTCAAGGCTGTATTACCGGGAGGCCAAATCTAGTAACCGGCTAGCGCCACTGGCGCTGATTGGTAACAGAAGGAAAACATTATGGCGGCACAACAAGGCGCAATTAAATATCTAACAACAGACATGGGGCGCGATGAACTGACGAAGATTGTTCGTTGGTACATAGGTAAAGAGCGTAAAGAGCAACCCTCTGTCTACTCTGAGTTTATGAAGGACGTGTCCACCACGGAATTCTACGAAGAGGCTATGACCATCGGCGGTTTCGGAGACGCCCCGCTTCTGGATGAAGGCGACTACATCAACCTCGCCAAGTCGCCATTCGGTGACATCATCCGAGCGCAACCGGAAACCCACCAGTTGGGATTCGTCATCTCGGAGGACGACAAACAGTTCAACCGTATCGGCAAGGTGGAGACTCTCTCCCAAAAGCTGTCGGTTGCGATGCGTCGTACCAAGGAGAGAGCGGCTATGCTGGTTCTCAACGACGGTTTCGCCGGTACGAACCACCGTACCACGGACAACCAACCGCTGTTCTCCACCGCTCACGTTCTGCTTAACGGTGACACGGTAGGCAACCGCCCCGCCTCTGACGTGGATTTGACGATGGCTAGCCTTGAAGCGGCTATCACCAACTTCATGCTACAGCAGGACGAAGACGGTACGTATATGAGCGTTGAGCCGCGCTACCTTGTGGTTCACCCCTCTGAGTACCTGAACGCTACCCGTCTACTGGAATCGAAGAACTACTTCACCGGTGGCGTACCGTCTGCCGCTGATACCGGCGTACCGAACGTCATCTCCCGTATGGGCCTCAAGGTTATTGCCTCCCCGTACCTGACCGACCCGGATGCGTGGTTCCTCCTCGGCGACAAGAACGATTCCTCGCTCCGTATGATTACCAACCGCAAGCTACGGGACTGGTCGTTCCAAGACAACTGGACTCGTGACTTTGTGTACGGTATGGACGAACGATACGTGGCATACGCCGCAGACTGGCACGGAACCTATGGTAGTACCGGGGCGTAGCGCCAGTGGCGCCTACATAAAACCGCTACTGTCCACGCCGATGGACATTACAGACTACTCTCTCCTCACCGCTATAAACGGCGTCGTGGGGAGAGGTCTACCCAAACCTAAAGCCTTGTATGTCAGGCCGCAGGATTTTGACGTAGCTGTGGAAGTCGCTAAGAGGGTCGGCATGGGATTGTCTGTCATGGTCGACGATTCTCTAGGTGAGATGGATTGGTACTTCGACAACCACAGAGTCTTTGAGCAAAATCATGGCGTCGATTCGTAACCCCATAATCAAATCGGGCTTCAACATCCACAACGGCGTGGGCTTCTCCTGCTACCGTTGTGGTAGGCCCATCATCAACGAGAGGTACAACATACAGGACAACCACACGGTATGCCCCCCTTGTACCTTCTCGCATAGCCAACAATACGTAGAAGAGATTTGCGCTAAGTACAATGAAAACGCCGGTCGTACCGTCTTTGTAGGCGGCAACCGGAGAAACGGAATACCCATTGGGTGAGCAAACAGCACTCGTCGTATGGGATAAGTACGGTTTCCAGTCCATCGTATGCGTTGTGTTGTTCTTCTGCATAAGGAGAGTGTACCTTGACGCTAGAGACTTATTCGCCGCAGAGGTTCGCAGGCTGGTTGACGCCAACGTTGCTTCTGCCACGTCTACCGCGCAGATGGCGGCTTCTATGGAGGAGATAAAAGAAGACATCTCCCGCTTTCGTCAGGTGGCAGATAGGGTTGATAAACTTGAACTCCGTGTGGACGGACTACCAGAACCACCGCGAAGGAAGGTAAGCGCCACTGGCGCCGGTTAGCAAGACATGGCAGGACTAACAGCAGAGTACGTAGTGAATAGGACGCGGCAGTTGACACAGGTGTTCTCTGCCGCGTCCACCTTCGTTGACGGGTTCACCCTACCACTAGGCGAAGGTGAGACCAGCATACTGGACGGCGTGAACGATGCGCTGGCAGACCTATCCCTGACACGCATACGAACGCAGGAGTTCTCTGTCGCTAGCGTGGTAGGCCAACGCTACTACACGGTAGAGGAGACAATCCTAGAGATTATCAGTTGTACGTATGCGGGTAGAGAGTTAGAAATCACCTCTTTAGAGGGTTTGCGGGAAGACGAGTTTGAGAGCCTACTCACCACCAACGGTAGCCCTACTCGCCTGTTTCGTCTAGGTTCACGTTACGCACTCTGGCCCGCGCCTAGCGCCACAACCAACCACATACTCACAGCGTCTACCGCTTTACCGACACTGGTAAACGCCGCCGACACGCTGACCCACATACCGCTACCACTACAGCGTAAGGTTCCCTACGTGGGGGCGTTGATACTGGCGCAGTCAGACGCGGAGAACCCGGCGCACGCGACTAGGATAGGCTACCTGCAATCGCAAGCCGCTAGCCTGTTCTTTGCTCTATGGGCGCTCAACACGAAGGATTTCTCCAACCCAGCCAACTTCGACATCGCGGCTAGACTTCCGGCCTACCTGTCCAACTACGCTAACGCCTACAAGCCGGGTGGCGCCACTGGCGCTGAGGGGGCAAGATGACTACCGCCGAGATGATAGTGGAGATACGGGAGAACTGCTCTGAGTTGGGCGTGGAGTGGCTACGCGACGGCTACGCGACAGAGGATACCAACCGCCGTAAGCGTGTACGCATACTACCTAAGCTAAACCTGTGCCTCAAAAAGCTAGTGTGGCGTGGTATGAAACAATGCTACATTCAGAAGACGCTGACCGCTGGCACACGGGAGTACGCGCTACCCAACAGCTTCACCAACATCAAGTTCGCCCACCTGGTAGACCCCGCCGTGTCTACACAGCTATACCCCATCTACAACACGTCGCTAACCAGACTCAACGCGCTGTACCCCGGCATGGTGAACAGCGCCACGACGGGTAGACCGTATTGGTTCTACCTGCAATCCAAGATACTAGGCTTTAACGTAGCGGTAGACCAAGCCTACATCTTTGAGTGTCTTGCTGATGTTATGCCAACGGAACTGGTACTACCCACCGACGAGCCGGAAGACTTGGAGGAACTTTTCCACCCTGTACTGGTATCCGGCGCTACCTACCTGATACTACGCGACAAGCTAGGTACGCAAGAGTTCAATGAGGGGCAGAAAATACGCTTCTATGAACACAAGAGCGATTGGGACGAAGGCGTGAAGATGGTAGGCGGCACCTACGAACAGCGTATGCTGGACTCTCCCGACATCGCCATCAAGATAGAAGAGTACCGTATGAACATGGGTAATGGTGGCGGGCGCAGGGGTAGGTCGACGTAGCGCCACTGGCGCCAACGTGGTATAATGGATATAGAAGTCCTGGCATTGTCAACAAGAGGGCTACCGATGTGCGCACATCGGTAGCCCGACCCCAAACAAGGAGTTTAAGATATGGAAGGTTTGATTGAAGGGCGTGTCGTTCACTACACGCAAGAACTAACACCGTTCGTCGACGCCGAAGGTAAGGGTTCTATGGTACCGTCTATCGACAACCGCAAAGAACATCTTGCCGCATCTGTCGCTCACGTATACAAGGTAGACCCTAAAGCCAAAGAGGATAAGGGTTTGGTAGACTTGAAACTGGTAGTCCCCCGCGTCAGTGGCGCCCCCGGCATGAACGACTTCGTTGAGAAGGTCGCCTACGACGAGTCCGGTAAGCCCGGTACGTGGCACTGGATTCCTAAAGCGTAATGGCTCTAGCTCTCACGGCGTTTGCAATCGGTTTGGGTTTCGGTCTAAGCCGATTAGCTTTTGATATTCCGGCGTCTTCTGGTTCGGCTAATGCGCGTGGGCCTATATGGACTGCGCGTAGTGTTGTGGGTACTAAGGTGATGATAGGTGTACTACAAAACACGCTATCGTCTGTTAACAGCGCCTCCTTCCCTAACGACTCCGACGAGCAGGACTACGACACAGCGGCCACCATCAACACCGCTAGAGACTCACGTAGCGCGTGTAGGTTAGACGGCGTGAACTACGTATTCAACCGACAATCGCCCACCGGCATACGTGTACTGAACGACGACGGTTCTGTGAGTGCGAGTAACATAGTCAACATCTCCTCTGTTAACGGAGAGATGGCAGAGACACTGGTTTCCAACGCCATGACAGGGTTGCTATACGCGGTCGAGAATGTGAACTCCACGACAAACAACATAGTGGAGATAGACCCGATTAACGCGACACGAACCATCAAGTACGTGTCTAACGTCTTAACACCGCACATAGCTTTCAATGGGGCGGGAGACCGTATATATCTAGCGACTAACGATACCGCTGTAACCAACTTCAGGGTAGTAGAACTGGCATACCCTGCCTTCACGCTGATACAGTCCCACTTGATAGGTAACTTTACCGTTGAGGCTATACTGTGCTATAACCCTCCGAGCGGCGCCGACCCGTTTATAGTAGCACAGTACTATACCGGTAGCGTCTCTCAGTTCTGGTTGATAGACCTAGCTACCAACGTAGCAACGTCGCTGACATCCGGCTCTATCGCAGGCGACGGTATGAACGTGGACGCTAACGATGGTACGGTAGCTTTCCTGACACAGCGCAACGAGGTGTACAAACTGACCGCCCCCACGGGTGGCTCATTCACCGATAGTGTGATACCTACCCCACCGGGGGACGGATGGGATGTGATAAGCCTACCGCCTGCCAGCGGTTGGGGGCAAGACTGCGGAGAATTGGCGATGGGTTGGACGGAAGCGCCACTGGCGCCGGGAGGGTGGAATCAACAATGTCTGTAACCGAAACTAGAATCTCTGTTAAATTTGAGTGCGATTGTGCCAAGTGCCAAGCCGCCGACGCGCCTACCACGGCGAAGGAAACGTTCTACGGAGACGACTTAGAAGAAGCCGTAAAGAGAGCGGAGAATATGGGTTGGCGCGTGAACAAGGCGAGAACCAGTGCGATAGGCCCCGCTTGTGAGGCCCCCGTTGGCTAGCATCTTAGACCTACCTAAGATTCAGTTCCGCGCTTACAAGGGCGAGGATACGGATTCGCCCACGTTGGATTGGAACACGGGCCAACCTATCAATGCGTGGCGCAGGCAAGTGAACCTACGTACAGACCACGGCGGCGGGCTACGCTACATAGGTAATACAGACCTTATCGTAGACACCACCGAGGCGCCTAGTAGTACGCTGGCTATCGTAGACTACGACGTGCAGGACGACGTGGTTGTAACCTACGACAAGTATATCTGCATGGTTCGCTACGGTAACGCGGGTTCGCAGTTTTGGGTGTACAACGAGGCGACAGGCCCGCCAGCGGGGGAGCAACCCACGTTCGACACGGCGCCTATAGATAGCCGCTACGGGCAGGCGGTTAAGTTTGCGAAGTTCGATAGCCGTCTGTTCATCAGCGGGCTAGAGACTTCACCCGGCACAGGCAACGAACGTCTGTGGGTATGGGACGGGCCGGGTACGCCGGTGCGCCCTGCCGGTCTCAACGCCCCCACTAGCTTTATCACCCCTACCGATATAGGGGCAGGTAATCTCAACAACGTAAACAAGACAGGGTACCAATGGCTCTGGACTGTGGAGGATATGTATGGAAACGAGTCGTCGCC